GTAAAATTTCAACGATTTCTGGATTGTTTCTAAGATTTTCTATGCCATATTGCAAGATAGTGTATTGCGCTAACCCACCAAATTCTTCTTTAAGTTTTAATCTACGTTGTTTATCTGTTTCTAAAAGGTGTTCTTTATTCTTTTCCCTGTAAGTTTCTTGTTGAACTTTAACCTTATCTGGGTTTAAAAGAAGCCATTTCTTAGTACATTGTATAACCTTTTCTTTATATTCAGGTTTTAACCTTGCTTTAGCATTATATTCTTTAGCTTTTTCTTTATATTCAGGATCATCCTTAACTTGTTCATAAGAAGCCTTACGTTTAAGTTTAAGTTCAGTAGAATGTTTTTCCCTATATTTCTTATTGATTAAAGCCCTTGCTTCTTTCTTTTCTTCTTCTGTATTATACTTCGTTGGTCTTGCCATCGTCATGATATTTTTTATCTTCATATTCTAAGAAGTCAATGATAGGTTTCTTATCAATCAATTTTGCGTAGTCCAATTCTAATTTAATAGAAGTCATAAGTTTACCAGCGGCATTAGCCATTTCTTTTGCGTCACCTTTTTTGATGTCACCAAGTTTAACTGAATTGAATAGTTCAATTAATTCTTTTCTTAATTCTTTAATGTTTTCCATAGTGTTTATTTTTTTAATTTTAATAATGGATTGTAATCAATCCATAGTTGATGATTATTATTTATTGAATCCAATACTTCGCTTGCCCAAACCAATTTTTCTGCATCATTAACTACCTTGTGTTCTTTAAAGAACTTCAAGATTAGTATTTCATAAAGAGGGCTTAAAACAGGTTTAAGATTAACCCACATTTCAAATGTTCTACTATCTAAAACTTCTTGCATACTAAATCTGTATGGTTGGTTATTAACCATATAATACATTTCAGCGGCAGTTTTTGCTTTAGCAATAACATACTTTTCTTTTTCAGTCAATTTAATTTTTTTCATCTTGTTTTAATTTGATAGTACAAAGATAAGTATAATTGTTGAAATAAAAAAATTATTTCCAAGAATTTAAACATTCAATACCATATTGATATTCTTTTTCTTTTTCTTCTGTTGTTTCAACCCAAGAAGTTCTTTTCCATTCTTTATTTATGCCCTTTTCATTAATAAATCTATGCAATTTATCCTGTTCTTTCATAAGAACTTCAAGAAGTGAACCTTCTTCAATAGTTTTGGGCCAGCCATTTTCAAACATTATCATGCAACCTGAATTACTATTGAAATGTAATTGTTCAATTGCTTCAAATACTTCAACATCCATTTCTACTACTGTTCTTTTTCCGTAAGGGTGTCCTACTACTGTGATTGTGTTCATTTTATTTTGTTTTAAAGGGTTAGTTGTTGTGTTTCGATAGAGCAAAGATATAGCTTTTTTCTGAAATAAAAAAATAATTTGTTATTTTTATTTGGTCTAAATAAAAACCCGCTGAACATTTTGAGAAAACAGCGGGTTTTTTGAACGATTAGAAAATAAAATTGAATTAAATACAAAGAACTTTTTAAAGAACTCTTATACTTTTAGATTTAAAAAATAAAAAGGTTGAAATTATTTTTTACTTTTTATCATCGCTAGATACTCATCTAATGGCATAAATACAGTACTCATATCAGCAGCATTTTCACAGGCTGCTACAATCATTTCGTGTGTCATATTATTTGCTTTTGCAGTTTCTTCTCTAATACAACGACTAACGAAGGTATTTCTGTCTTCTCCTGATTTTCTTTTTGCTAATGGCATTATTTCTTGATTGGTTTTTTTGGGGTTTTAGGTTTGCAAGCCATGACTAAAATATTTATTTTTTAAGATACAGTTATATCTCCATCAATTTGACCAGCACGATCAAAATTTATGTATATTTTACAAGTACCACTAGATACTGAAGTAACTAATCCTGTTGATGATACTGTTGCTATTGCTTTATCACTTGATGTATAAACACATTCATTTGTTATACTTACATTATCTTGATTTACAACCGAAAGTTGAAATGTTAATCCGCTTGTTGCAAATGTATGATCTGCGTTACAAAAAATATATTGATCAGTATCTGATACGAATTTAGTATATTTTTTTAAATGTCCAAAGTTAAATCCTGTGCTCATAGTTATTCTTGATTATTTTTATTAAATAAATTCTTCAATTTATTATAGATTTGATGAAATATCTGTACTTGAAAGATGTCATCTAAATTCTCAGTTAATGACTTAAATTCTGTAAGTATAATAACCGATGTTAATATCTTTGTTAATGGAATTAAATTAGCAAAAACTACATTTTCTATCGTATAACATAATAATATAAATAAACTATATAATACTATCTTATAAATCGAAGCCTTCATCTTTGATGACTCAATGGTTTCCTTACGTTTATGTGATGCAATAATTCCAGTTATGAAATCTAAACATATGATAAACATAAACAAGTGTGCAAGTGGTGCAATTGGTGAAAAGTAGGCAAGAAACGTAACGAAAATAGCAGATAAAAATTTAAGCAATCCGCTGCCTGTGAATAACGCAAGTAGCGTCTTTGTATAATAAATAAAGTATGCCATAAGTTCCTTCAACATTGTTTTTTAAATTAATTATAAAATGTGTTATTCTTAAAATATTTTATGATTACATATAATAGTTCACTACCTACATATGTAATAAATCCTAACCATATTGAACCTGTTAATAATAATGTAACCCAAAACGCAATACAATTGCAGTTAAAGAGTTTATGTATAAACTTCCAGATATAATTTACTACTTTGTTTTTAAAATTTATATCTTTTTGCTTTTGACCTAAGCCAATACAGTTTTTAAAATCTTCAAGAAAATCTACATTTCCTGCCCATAAATAACCAAAACAACTCAATCCTATTATTAAAATCAAATCCATTATATTCCAGATATTTTTAATGAGCTGAAAATTTGCCTATCCTTTGCTCCGCAAGGTACACAAAAATTTGATGATTCAAATTCTGGGTATTTCGTAATATTTTCATTCATATACAACACCATATCTTTACTCAATCTTTCAATATCGTTCTGATATAGTTGTTTTAAAGAATTAATTTCTTCTTTATCTGCATAATCACTTTGATCACTTGTTTTCTTTCTAACACCTAAGTTCTCTATTTGATACGAAGCTGAATAAAGAGTTCTGATTACAACTCCTTTTGCTAAAATTCTAACAATAAATCTATCAAATAAGTATCTATTATCAGCTGTGAATGTATTACCTGATTGTTGAATAACAATATCTCTATATAAATCACAACCAAGTAAATTTAAAATCGAACTCTCTTGTACATCTATAATCCAAGAAACCATTAAAGCATCGTCTACTGAATTTGGAATCTCAGGACAAACTTTCTTAACTAAACTTGGGTTAATTAACGCTATGTTATATGGTTCTAAATATGAATTATCCATTTGTTGGTATATTATTTTGTGTAGCATTAGGTGCTACTGGTTTTTCTATAAATTCTAATGCAATATCTTCAATTTCAATTTGACTTAATGGTTGTATTAACCATTTATTTAATTCAGTAAATGTATCTAAGAAATAATTCCTAAAAGGATAAACCTTTTTATGATTGTAAATTGAATTAGCAGTTGCTAATTCTTGTGTGTTTCCAAGTTGCCCAGGCTGAGCAATACCTGCTAATGCAGGGCTTGGAAGATTATGACCTGAGATAATTTCTTGACTTACAATAGTAATCCATTCGTGGTATTTTGTACCATCATCTTCTCCATTAAATTTAATAATCTCAGGTTTCATTTCAGGTGTTTCAGGGTTGAAAATGATAGTCTTCATACCCTCAGATCCAGTAAAGTTCTTCTTTAAGATATATTCTAAATCTTCTTTTTGCTCTGGTTCAATAAAACCAGGCAAACTTATCATCGTATTTGAAATGAAATTGTTCTTAATAAGATTTAAATAAAATTTACTTAATTCAACATCAATAGCAATCCATCTCCATAATGCGTGATAATAAGGTTTTGGATAAACATCAAGAAAGTTCTGATATAAAATAGGCATAACTTGATGAGCATCACTATTTGGGTTTGTATTAAATGGTACTAATGGTACTATTTTTTTATCTCTATATTTGTTCCAATCAGTACATTGTAAGTAAACGCTAATTTCATCATTATTGATTATTTGGTCATAATCACCAATTCTAATTTGAGAGTATTTAATATGTTTTAATTTTAAGATTTTTGTATGTTCTATATTCCAAAATATTTCAATATAAGCACCACCAAATAAGATAAAATCAAAAATACATTTTTCTAAAATATCATTTAAATCAAATGCTTCTATAATTTTATCATCTACTGGAACGCCTGCTATTAAACCAGTACCGTTTACTGCTTGCATAAGATTGTTTAGTATGCTAGAATGTAGAGGAGAATTTTCATACATTTCTTTTATCTCTTTATAAACATCTCGTTCTTTGTTGGTTGGCAGAAAGTATTGATAATTTTGATAAGATACAAGTTTATTTTCATATTCAGGAAATTTCATTCCTAAAGTTGGTTGGCTAAAATTGAATATTTTCATAGATTTTTAATTTTTATTATAAGTTATTGCTATGTTTGCTGTATAGCCACTATATGTTGGGTAAGTTAAAGTATCATAAATAATATAAACAAATCCTCTATCTACTTCTGTATTATTTAACGTAATAATATAATCATTATATCCATCCCAATTATCTAAAAACAAAGTAGGTGTTGCTCCTGTGCTTGTTAATCCAGAGTTGTGAGTGATATTTACGCTAAATATATTTTTATTTATAGTAGAACTTGCATCAAAAATATTAAAAATTTGAGTAGTTTTTAATAATTTATTGTATAAAGACATTGAATAAGTTAAACCAGTTGCGGTTTCATTTATGTCGCTATACCATGTATTAGTTGAAGCAGAAAGATTCCAGTATACCATTTTAAATTATTTTGTTTTAAAAAAAGAGGCGGCAGCTTCTGCCGCCGCCTCTCTGCGATAGTTGTTAGTAGATTATATTGTTGCTATTAAATTAGCAATAGTTACTTTAGTTGTGTCGATTTCTCTGGTTGATTTACTTTCACCGAAAGATGAAAGGGTCATTGTAAGACCTTTAAAGTCGCCAGCTGCAGTACCTGTTGTTAAGTTACCTGTTTCAGCTATAATTCCATTTTCGAAACCAAGTAAGTAATATCTTGATTGGTGTAATTTCACCATAATCATTACTTTACTTTTTGCGAAACTTTCGTATAGTTTAATTACATCATGGTCTAAACTAGCTAACTTAAATGTAACCTTTGGGTTAAACATATAGTTATTATTTTGTTTAGATGTAATAAGTTCTACATCGAAGTTCGTTGATTCAAATGGTACGCCTAGTTCAAAAAAATACCCGCTGGTATAGCCAGTTGCTGTTTTACCTGATATTCCGCTAATATACTCATCAGCTGTATCAAATGTAACCGCAGTTACATCAGTGAAACAAGCTACGTAAAGAGTTAAAACTCCTACGCCTACGCCAGGGCAATTTAATGCTACACTTCTATCTGGACATCCGCAATTTGTTGTTGCCATAGTTATTTTGGATTATTTTTAGAAGTTTGTGACGATTTGGTCAGGCCATCTAACCTGTGCACCCTGTTTCCAGTTTACAGTTGTGTAGATATATTTATCGAATGGATTATAAACGACTTCAACTTTAGAGTTTTCGTCTTTTAAATCTGTACCATAAACAAAGTTACGTTTTTCACCAATAAAGATATAGCTAGTTCCTTCTAAACCTGATTGTGGAGAGAATGTAATATTGCTATAGAATGGGTGTGTAGTTGAATTATTTGTTTGCATTGGAGAATATCCATATGGATAAGCAGCAGCCCAGCCCATTACCCATGCATTGTATAATGTATGTGATAAATAGATATTTAATGGATTACCTGCTATTTCTGCTGGAATTGTTAAGATCATTGCATTGATCCAAGCTACTACTCCTGCTGGAGTTGCAGTTGTGCCAGTTGCGCTATGAACTCTAGTTGTTTCGCCAGATAAAATGTAAACAAAACCATCGCATAAAGCTAAGTTATTTACACCTGTGTCGGTATTACCTTGCCAAGCGATTTTTTGAGTTTCAACTGAAATTCTTCCAGCTAAATCTTCAAGATAAACTGAACTGAACCAATCAAGATCAGTAATATTAGAACCAGGAGATAATTTCTCATTCGTCCAATATTGGTTTAAATCGGTCATACAAAATTTATCAAAAGCTGATATTTCGCATACTTCTAATACTCTTTGATATAACTCGGTTGTACCCGTTGGGGTCATTCCGCAAGCTGTGTTCTGTAATTGTAAAGTTTTACCTAACAAGTTAATAGCGGTTTTGTACTTAACATTTTGCATTATATCAACTGAGTTGAATAATGTTTCTGGAAGTACGGATTTTACAAATACGTCACTAATTTGTGAGGTATAAGTGGTTAAAGTGCCTAAGCTAAATCCTGCCATCGTTATTTTATTTATTTTTATAAACTTCATCATAAGAACCTAACATAGTTTTCTTATTGGTGGAGTTAATTGGAACTGTGTCATTCTGTTTTACTGGTTCTACAACCAATACTCTTTCGAATTTTGAACTAAATTCCTCTTTTAAAGCTGAATAATCTACTTTTAAAGTAGCGTTTTCTGCCTGAACTGCTTCGTGTTTTGATGTTAATTCATCAAATTTAGTTAACAATTCGGTTAATTTTGTTTCAATTTCAGATACTCTTGATTCTAAATCTATAGTAGGCTCTGGTTGGACTTGCTCATCCGATACTGGAACTTCTTCCATATCTGGCATTACTGGTTCTTCAACTACTGGGCTTCTACTGGAGCATTTGGATCAATTTGAGTTACATCAATTATTAAACCATCTTTGGTTACAATGACTTCGCCTGTATCAAGCGTCCACTCACCATCTGGAAGCGGAATTTCGGCATCAGGAGTGACTAAGAATACTTCTGTTCCTTTATCCATTGCACCTGCGATTCTGATTTCTTTTCCGTCAATCAACTTTGCTGTTCCTTCAAAGATGTATGTTGAGAAAAGGCTTTTAAATGCATCAAATATTTTCATACTTTGTGTGTTTTATTTTTAAATATAGACCCAACAATTCAAAAAATGGTCACTTTCTTCGGAGATGCCTGCAGTTCTACAGAAAACCCTCGGACACTACCAGTTTGGATTTGTTCCCAAATAAAATCAGATAGAATGTGATATTCCGCCATCCATACCCAAGATTTATCATTTGTCTTATCTACCCAACTTTTAGTCATAATAACATTATTAGAAATATCCATTTGATGTAGCATTGTTGCGCTTGAATTAATTCCATAAGATTTCTGTAATTTCTCAATTGTATCATTTGAAAACCAAACATATCCAAAATCAACTCCATTTAAATCTGCTGGAGGCCTTAATATCATTTTATTAGCCACCATTACTGGTCCTCTAATTCTTCTAGGTTTTGTATCTACTTCTGAAAACTTATAATCAAAAGAAATAGTTTTGTGAAACATATCTACTCTTTTAAGCATATGACGACAACCAAACATTACGTTACCTAAATCAATAGTTGATCCAGGAGCTTCTGATAAAATTTGTTCTGCTTCTGTTTTAAATCCCCAATTTTTATATTGATAATATCTTTTCCAGCTTTGAATAACTGGTACAGAGTAAGCGACTGCATCTCCTTTAGCGTATTTTTTACATAAAGAATGTGACGTATCAATTACCATTTCTTCTCCTACATATTCAGGTTTTAAAGTATAATAATATTTAGGAGCAACAGCAAATGTAGTAAAGGGTAATTCGATTGCTGGGTCTGGTACAATTGAAACTGCTAATACACCTAAATCTGTTTCTTTAAATTCTAATTCTTGAATTAACATATCTAATATATTTATTTTTATAGAGATGCCGAAGCTTCTATTTTTCTTATTTTGTTTTGAGTATTTGTAATATCGCTTTCTAAAACAACTGCTCTTGTTGGTCTCATATTTATATCTTGAAGCACTCTTACTTCTTGTATTAATTGAGTTATCATATCATTATTACCGTTTATTGCTTGTAGAGTAGGAAGATTTTGTTGAGTTGCTAATTTATTTGTAATAAATTCACCGCCTTCTACTGTTCCGAAGTTAGTTAATATACCACCGTTAGCGTGTGAAGGTCCTTGAAGAACTCCACCTTTTGCGAATTGTGGCATTTTTTGACTTGCAATAATTGCTGCTTGTGCTACACCTGCTGCAGCTGCTACAATCATACCTGGTATAGCTAATGGCATACCTAATGTAGCTAATGTTTTAGCAATACCAACTGCTGTATCAATTGCTACTTGAATTAAAGCTGCTTTTTGGTTTAGTTTCCATTCTTTTTCTTTTGCTGCCTTAACTAATTTAGCTTGTTTAGAATCTAATTTTTCTTTTTGTTTATTATATTCTTCTTCGGTTATAAGATTTCTTTTTCTTGAATCTTCCAAAGCTTGTGATTCTTTATCATAACCTTCTTGAATTGCAGCATTCATATTATCAATTTCAGTTTTAGTATTCATAGCTAATGACTGACTTAATAACTGCCCAATACCTTCAATACCAATTTCTTTAAGATTATTAATCATTGCTGTATAATCATCTTCTGATATACCAATCAAATCAGCAGTAGTTGGTTTATCTCCTTCTGGAATTGTTTTAAACCCTTCTGATAATGCAGTTCTTAATTGCATACCTACATTAACAGCTTTTAGCGTATTATCAGATACAATTTTATCTAAATCTTTACCTACTGATGTTTTATCAACCTTTAAAGGTTTTATTTCAGTTGGAGCTGAGTTTAATATTTTTGCTAATTCTTCTTCCCATTTAATTTGATCTTGTAACTGGCGAATCCTTAGTGCTGTTTGTTGTACTCTTTTATCTCCAGTATTAATTTGTTGTTGTTCGAGTTTTATTAAATCCTCTACTTTTCTTTTTCTTACGTTTATAGCAGAATTATATTCAGCTAATCTTGCTGCTTCTTTTTTATCTTCTTCTTCTTTTTTCTTTTTAGCAGTAGTTTCAGCTTCTGTTGCAGCAGCTAATTCAACTGCGCTTAAAGTATAAGCAACTCTTAATTCATCAACTGCAAGTTTTCTTTTTTTATATTCTTCTGTATTTTCATAACCAGCATCTTTTAACTTTTTCAATAATACTTCTTCAAAGTTTAACCTTTCAGTTAATTTAATATGCGCTCTTTCAATTTTATTTAAAGCAGCTTCCTCAGATAACATTTCTCCTTTTGCCACTTTTCTAGCATCATTAGCATCAGCATATTTTTCAGCTAAATCATCCATTGTTTTAATATGTTTAGCTCTTATTTCTTGAAGTTCTTTACTCTCTTCTTTTTCAGCACTCATCG